CCTCTCAATGCTTCTAGTGGCCCTAGATCAGGTCCGAGGTTGGTTATGCCTCCCGATGAAGCTTGTAAATGCTTTCGTATTTACTCAGCTGTCGGTAAGAAAGTTGATCAGCTTGATTATTCTATAGACCAGTATATAAAAATGGTAGAGCAAGCCAGGGTTGGTGAGGTTGATTTGCATGACCACGGTTTTGATAATAATTTGAAAGCTGAGACTGCAAACTCTGCGAATGAGCGTACTAAGGCCGACGCAGAGGCAGTGCATATGAAGGGTCGGCTTTTCGTGAATGGTTTTCTTTCGGGTATTTTACTCGAAGCTCACGTGTCAAAGTTGAGGATGATGTTTGAGAGAGGTCCCGCTATCAGAATTGGCCAGGTTTGGTGGTATGGTGGGGGTGAAGAATTTATGAAGGATATTGGTATAGATGACCCTGATATGGTTTTCGGAGATGGTGATGTCAGACACTTTGATACATCAATTAATCGTGTCCTTATGCAGATATATATGGCGAGTTCAGGTATATATTATGATCTTGATAAGGCTGACCCTGAGAGTGAGGTTTATAAGCGTTTATTGAGGGCAGCTACGCGTTATCTTGTTGTGCGAGTTACACATTTTTTCAAGGAAGAATGGCGAATAGTTATAGGAGGTATGCCATCTGGGTCATTAAATACATCTCATGGTGATTCTTGGATTTTGGGATTCTTGATATGTCTTTTTATTGAGTATACGTATCAGACGAAACCCCCTAGGCGAAGAAGAATTAACGTATGTTTTTATGGAGGAAAAATTAAAATTGTCGTCTATGGAGATGATCATGTCTTAGGGGTTTCTAGGTCAATATGGGATATAATAAATGAGAAAGAATTTGCAAAGTTTCTTTGGAAATTTTGGGATATGGAATTGCGTGATATTCGTAATTCCGTTCCTGGGCTATCCGTCTGTGATCAACGAACAGGCACTATTAAGGAGGCAGGAGTAGTTTTTCTTCAACGTTATTTTATCCCTAGGCCGGCATATTTTAATAATCATGATAATGTTGCCGCGATTGTACCTTTTCGTTCGTATTGGAAGTATGCTTGGAAGATACCCTTTTCATCTGATGGTTCAAAACGTGATACTATAACTACCCTTATTGCATGCATTGGTACGGCATATGATAGTATGGGCACAAATTTACTTGTCCATGAGTATGCTAATTTTGTTTTCGGAGCTATAAAAGAAATAGAAAAACTTGATGACATAACCGTAAAAAAAAAAATGCGTACCAGAATGACTGAGGAATCTCGAGATATAACGAAAATTCAGCGTAAAACTAATATATCATATGAGCAAATTGCTAATGGATTCCCTTCTTTATATGAGCTTGAGGCTATGCATGTTCGCGATCCGTCGAAGACGAAGAGGCAGCAGCATGACATTGATCATATTGTTTTTTAGTTACTTATTTAG